GACAGAGTATTTTTTTCAATTTATTTTAGATAATATTTCCGACCATTGGCAGTTTTATTATTTAAGTGCTAATCCTAATATAACTTTCAAAACAATTGTTAATTATCCTCAATTTAATTGGGATATTGACTGGGCATTAACTAATCCAAATGTACATCTTAAAAATATATTTGATTTGCCTCAATTTTATAATAATAAATTATATTTATTTAGCCTTAATCCAAGTATAACATGGGATTTAGTTAAAAAATATGATTTTGTTAATTGGGATTTTAGATTACTAAGTAGCCATCCATGTATAACATTTGATATTATTCAATCTAATTTAGGTAAAGCCTGGAATATTGATGGAATATGTAGAAATCCAAATATAACAATAGACATTATTTTGAAAAATCCGAAATTTCCATGGAATTTTGAAATTTTATCATCTCATCCAAATATTACTTGGAACAATATACTTGAATATCAGCATTTATTTAATAATTTTTATGAAATTAGTGCTAATCCAAATATAACATGGGAAATTATTCAATACAACTTAGATAAACCATGGTGTTTTAGAAAATTAACATTCCATAAAAATATAACTTTAGATATTATATTAAATCATAGCAATTTACAATGGGACTATTTTAATTTAATTAATAATCCTAATATAACTATTGAAGATATTATAAAAAATAAAAATTTATTACCACCTTATGAAAAACTTTCTTCATATAATGTAAATTATAAATATATGGGATCTAATCCAAATATAAGATTTAAAGATATTAAGAATAATCCATCATTAAAATGGAATTATAAATATTTAAGTCAAAATACTTTTGATTTAGAACGCGATATTTTCATTAGAAATAAATTTAGAAAATTTTTTATGAGAGAGATTGCTGAAGAATTAATAAAAGTTGTTATGCATCCTAGAAATTTTTATAAATTTGCATTTGAAGATTTTTCGGAAGATTTTTAATATATGTATGATATATAAATAAATAAATGGAAAAAAGTTATATTGAAAATAAAATATTAAAGGAACTTATAAATAATAATCACGAAAATTGGAATAAGGAATCTATTGATTTATTATTATATATTTTTGAATTTGAATTTTTAAGTAATATGCATAATCTAGGATTAATATTATTAAAAGATTATATTTTATGGTATAAAAATAATTTATCATTAAAATGTTCTGAATCAGATTTTGATATGAACTTATATAAATTAGAAGATTTAGAAAATATTTACTCAAAAATAGATAATAATTTACTAGAAAATAAATATGAGAATTATATAAAAATATTAAAAAAGTCTAATAAAAATAATTTAGAAAATAATATTAATATAGATGAGGGTAATTTAGGTAATATTAATTTACAAAATAATAATAGCTCAATAAAAAGTTTAACTAATACTAAAAAAGAAGACAATTTATATTACAATACAAGTAATTATTGCAAATGTCCAGTTTTTTATTTAGAAGATTTCATATTTGATAATTTCATATGGATCTGTTTAGCAATATTCTTTTTTATCTATATTTTCTTTGGAAAATCTAGGGATTTTAAAAATTATGTACCCTCTTCACCATTATTAGAGCCAAGAAATTTATCTAGTATAAGTTCGATAAGTCCAAGCTGTAATATAAGTGAATTATTTGGAAAAATTAGTGAAAATTTTAATTTAGATGAAAGTTTGCAGAAATTTATTAGTTCATTAAATCATTAGGAATTATAATTGTAGCATAATTTACATACAATGACCAAATTAAGATTGGAATCAAAAAATAAAATGCATAAATAGACTTTCTAAAAACTATTATTGAAACTATAATTGATAAAACTAAGGTAACGAAATTTAATATATTACTTATTTTATTATATTTTAAACCATTTGTTAAAAATGGATAAGCTAAACAAAAAGCTATTAAAAATATAATTGATGATGATGCTAAACTACTTTTATTTTTATTATAAAAAATTAAAATATAGTGAGCTGCTCCTAATAATCCAAAAATTAATGTCCAAATTATTCCTATAATATATCCTTTGGGTAAATAAGGATTATAATATTTTTCACTATTATTCCATTGTAATGAAAAAATAATAAAATTCAATAATAGCGCTAGAATAATTGGAATAAAAATATTTAATAATAATTTGTAAAGTTCTTTCATTATAATATATTTAATATATAAAATATATATTAAATATATAATTAATATATATTTATGATTTCAGATCTATTTAATTCCAAACAAAATAAAAATGTTATAAAAACAATTATAAGTGAAGATTTTTATAAAGAATCTAAAATAAATATTGGTAACAACCATGATATTATTATTAATGAAACAATGCAATTTGTTGAATCCCAAGTTAGTAAAACAACACCGCGAGGAATGAATAATAATGAGTATCTCTATTTAATGAATAAAAAAGTTTATGATATTGCTTATCCTGTTATTAAAGAAATTACAGAATCAAAAACATTGTTAATTAAAGATAAATCTATCAAAAATATTGAAAATAATTCAGAAAAAAATAATCAAAAAAAAATACAAAAAAATATAGAAAATAAAAATCCATACAATGATGAAAAAAAGAAGCAAATTAATGATAATATTTTTGATCCTTTATTAATGCGAAATTTTGAAAGTCCCACAATTATGGATTATCCAAAGCCGGAAGATTTTAAAAAAAATTCTGCTCCCTTAGAATCTAAATTTAAATCATTGGAAGATCAAAGAGCTACTCTTGCACCTAAAATTAAGCCTATTGATTTTAATCTTAAAATTGAAGAGAAAAATAATACTATGGATAAATACAATGATCTTGTTTCAAGTATAAATAATTTTGATAATACACAGAAAAATATCAATAAAAATATTCAAAATATGGAAGATAATATTATGCAAAATAATGATGTTTCTTCATTTACACCCATTGATTTATTACAAAATAATTCTAACATATTAAATGATTCTTCAACTGCTTTTAATAGAACTGATATAAAAGCATTTAATAATGCATTTAATGAATTATTGGATGAGACAAATGGTTTGGAAAGTAATAATGGAATAGAAAATTTTATTAATTTTAATGAGAGTGATGAAAATAATTATTCTTTAAACAAAAATAATAACAGTAATAATAAAACTGCTATTAAAAGCCAATCTAGCATGATACCAGAGTATATGAATTATAATAATGATATTGTCACTCAAAATAATTTAGATAAATTAGAATTTAGTGGTGTTAATCAAAAAAATAATATTATTATTGAGCCAAGAATGAAAATTATGAATAACACCAAAGTTTTAATAGTCAATTCAATGCAGCGCGATTTAGCTTTATGGCCTAATCAAACTCAATTTCAAATTAAATTTGCACCAAATGGAAATAATTATATTTACAAATCTTACTATGATGAATATAATACATTAATTATCCGAGAAAAAACAATAAATTATGCTGAATTTAGCGACGTTGATTCTTATGATACCCACGATAATATTATTAGTATCAAAGTAAGCTCCACAATAGTGCCAATAACTACAAATAATAATAATAATATATTTAATCAATCATATTTATTGCTTACTATTCCTGAATTAAGGAATCCTTATATAAGTTTAAATAAATTTTTGAGAGATTCATTTGCAAAATTAGAAGTTGATTATGCATCAAATGTAGCTTATGCTGGTTCCACATATACTAATACTTTTACTAAATTACAAATATCTGATGATAGTGAATTCTTTTTGTATCAACCTACAACTTTAGGGAAACTTAATACAATGACAATAAATTTATTAAATCAAAACGGGGTTTTATATAATTTTGGTATTGATAAATTATTTGTTCAAAGTATATCTGAAGGTAGTTTAGTTTATAATGGCTATTGTGGAAATCAATATAATTCTACAAGAATAGTAATACAAAATAAAAATATAGAATATGCCAAATATTGTAAATTATATAGTAATTATGGAGATTGTAGTCTATTAAATAGTCATCCTGTCCAAATCAATGATTTATTATATTTTTATAATACTATGCCGATTTTTGAACAAATAGCCTATTTAGAAGATAATATAAAGCTAACTAAAATAACTAAAGATGTAAATAAAGGAATAACAATAGTTGCTTCCTATAAAATAGTTGATGAAAATGGCAAAAATAAAAATATAAATATAAATTTTAATTATGTCATTCCCGAAACTAATTTTAGTAAGTTTTATATTATATTATTTGATAAATCCCAAAATGAAATATATTATTTGAAAGTGAAATCAATTAATAAAGCAAGTATATTGTTAGATTATATTGATTTACCTAATTTTAATAATTATACAAATATTAAAATAGGTATTGGAATTAGTAATGAGCGCGGTAATTATGAATCCAACCCAGTAGATCCTTATTATAGATCATTATTTAACATATCTGGATATAATGTCACAAGCGTGAATGTCAATAATGATCTTTGGACAATTGAAGTTAATTATCCATATGAAAATTTGCCAAGTTATTTGAAACAACCTGAATATTATAATGCTGGAACTATTTTTTTCATTCAATCTAAATTGCAAGTGACATACACATTTATTATTACTTATAATGAAAAAGATAGTAGTATTGTTAATTCGCGATTAAATGGTTCTCCTGGAAATTAGGATAAATATTTTTTGAAAATATATTTATATCATTAATATATTGATGTAAATATATAAAATATAGAATTTTTATATAATTTTGAATTAGAAAATAATAATATTATTTATATTAAATTAAACTTTATTCTGTTTCATTTGAATCAACACAGCTCTTACAGATTCCTTAATAGTCTTAACAGTTGGATATAATGTTTGAAGCCTGGTAGTATCCAAAAAATTATTGGATCGCCCCGAATCTAAAATAGCAGCTTGTTCTTCAATACTGAAATTTTTCCACGTAAAATCTGGATCAACAATTTCTTTATACATTTCCAAGATTTCATTGTGAGTAATCAAACCTTTATTTGTTAAATTAACCGTTCCCACAGTGCCGTTTTTTGCCATATCGATCATTAATGGAATCAATTCATTTAAAACACTCATTGAATTGGGAACAGAGCAAATCTTCTCATAAGTAGTAATTTTTGTAATAAAATTTCGGTTATTAAATTCATCTGTAATTGGCATTCTAATTCGCACATTTAAAACAGTGTCATCAACTAAATGCATCAATTGATCAGTGAATCCCTTTACAATGGAATATGATGATCCAAAGAAATTGGGCAATGATGTTTCAGTAAATCCATCAACTTCCATTCCGAAAGGATGTGTCTCATCAAACTCGAAAATACACCCAGTACCCAAATAAGTAAAATGAAAATTATATTTCTTAGATAATAGAGAGAGGACCATTGGGCTAAAAAGATTATCGCGTACATTTTCCACTAATCTTCCAGGTTGCTCCAAATAATCAATTGTTCCATATTTTTTACCATTATATGTTCCATGAGTGCGACCTATTAAGGAAATAACATGAGTAGGTTCAACACTCCTTATCTCTTCCTCTAATGCTGAAACATCATTCACTCTACAATTTCCGGCAACTGTATTAATATTCTGTTCTAAAAGATATTTATAGACTTTACCACCAATCCATCCATTTGTTCCATAAACAAGAAACTTCATACTATATATTTATATATATTGTATATAAATATATATATATTTTTTTACGCACAATTGGTTAAATTAAATTAATTCTTTAATTCCTTCAATAAAATCTTTATCAATTGACCAGCCCAATTTTTTAACTTTTTCATTGCTAATATAATATCTTTTGTCGTTAAAAGGTCTATCTTCAATATATTCAATATAATCATCATAGTTTTCAGAATTTTTTATTAATTTAATTAACATTTTAGAAATTTCTAAAACTGTATATTCTTTGTCTTCATCACTTCCAATGTTATAAATTTCACCAATTTTTCCTTTTTCTAAAATTAGCTCAAGAGCTTTTGCAACATCCAAAGAATGTAAAAAAGCTCTTACATTACTTCCATCTCCTTGAATAGTCACCTTTTTACCTTCTTTTAATAATTCAATAAATCGAGGAATTAATTTCTCAGGATATTGATTTGGCCCATAAACATTATTTCCGCGAGTAATAATAATTGGCATTTTAAAAGAGTATCTATATGAGTTAGCTATTAATTCTGCTCCAGCTTTGGTTGCGGCATAAGGATTTGTTGGACAAAGAATTGATTGCTCATTTTTTTTCTCTTCATCTTCTGAAAGTAATGATTCTCCATAAACTTCATCAGTTGAAATATGAATAAATTTAGTAATTTTTCCATATTTACGAGCGCTTTCTAATAAAGTATGAGTGCCTACAATATTATCATAAGTATATTTTAATGCATCGTCAAATGAGTTTTGAACATGAGATTGAGCAGCAAAATGAATAACTGTGTCAATTTCATAAGCATTTAATATATGATTTAATAAATCGATTGAACATAAATTCCCTTTAATTAATGTGTATCTTTTTGAATTTCTAATATTTTCTTTTATATTCTTCTCATTGGCACAATAATACATAGCATCAAGATTAATTATATTAACTGAATCATTTTTCTCAAAATAATAGTTTATAAAATTTGATCCAATAAAACCACATCCACCCGTTATAAGGAGATTTTTAATCATATTTTTATATAAATTATTTATAATAATTTATTTTTGTTTTAACCGCATTATTTTTTATTTATTTTTAAGATTAAAATTTCTATAAATATTAAATTTTATTTATATATTACAGATTTTTGTTAATGATTAATTTTAATTTATATAGAAAATTTAATCCTGATTTAAATTCAATGAATAATAATACTTTATTAAATCATTATAATAAATATGGAATTTATGAAAAAAGAATAAAATGTATTGAAACTTTTCTTTTAAAATATCCAAATTTTGATATTAATAAATATAAATTATATAATAAGGATTTAGAATATCTAAATGAACCTATTGATTTAATGGTGCATTGGCATTTAATTGGTATAAAAGAAAATAGAATTTTTAGCGATCATGAATTATTAAATAATGAAATTATTGATGAAATGATTCAAAATAGTTCTGAAAATAAATTTATTGATAATAATAATGATATAAAAAATAATCAGATTTATGATGAGAATTCATTTGAGAATACAACTGAGATAATTAATAAAAATACTAATTATGAAAGTATAGATAGTAATAAATATTTCACAGAAATTAATAATTCATTTTGGAAAAAATATGAAGAATATTATTATACAAAAAAATCTTTATCTGAAGATAAATGTACATTTATAATAATCGCAGATAACGAATCTTATGCGAATAATTTAATAAATGATATTAAAAATTGTTTTGATTGGCCAATTATATTAATTTTAAATGGTATTGATTTTTTTATAAGTAATGTCACTATAATAAAAATCAATAAATTATTATATGAAGAGTATGATGTAATTAAGAAATATGCATTAAATTTTATTAAAACAAAATGGTTTATTTTTATTAATAATTCTAATATGTTAAAAAAGAAATTTAATAATTTATTTAATCTTGAAATAAATTTTAATTTTGATATATTAAAAATTAATGATACAAATATTATATTTAATAAAGAAAGCTTTTGCTCTAATTTAGATCAATCTTTTGGATTTAAAATATTTAATTATAATACTTTAGAATTTAAAAATGATCGCATTTATGAATTAAGAAATAGAATAACAAGACCTGAATATGAAGATTATTTAAATTCATTTAAAATTATATCAAAGTTAGATGTTAAAAAAGAAATTATTTATATATTTATTAGTAAAAAAGATGAAATCATTAATAATTATAGTAGCACATTTATTTTTAATTCATTGAATAATATAAATTATAAAAATATGACTATTATTTGTAATGAAAATTTAAATTATAAAAATATGACTATTATTTGTAATGAAAATTTAAATTTATTAAATATTAATTATCTAAATTTAAATAATGAAAATAATCCAATAAATTATAATACTAAAATAAATTTATTATTTATGAGTAATTATATAATTAGCGATGATTTATATGTTAAAAATGTTTTATTAAATAAAAATTATGAAAAAAATAAAAAAATATTTTTTAAAGATTCTATGTTTGACAATAAAATAGACTTTTATCCAAGTAATATATATTTTATTGATTGTAAAAATACATATCAAAATAAAATAAATAAATTTAAAATTAAATACAAAAACTTAGGTATTAATAATAATGAATCACTTTCAGTAATAAATTATAATAATAAATATTATTTACAAAATAATAATAATTTTTCTCAATGCAATTATGATTTAATAACTAAAAATATTTTTTATGATTATATAACAATTATTAAAATAGATATTAAAAATTATGAAAATGAAAATGAAAATGAAAATGAAAATGAAAATGAAAATGAAAATGAAAATGAAAATGAAAATGAAAATGAGAATGAAAATGAGAATGAGAATGAAAATATTTATAAATTAATTAATCTTTCTAGTAATGAAATAAAAATTTTTTTAGAAATAAATATTTTTTTAATAATAGATAATGATAATAT